TCATTTTGGAATGGGAAGTCTCAATATTTGGAGAATACAAATCTGTTTTCATGCCCTGTATAGAGCAGATAATATTGAAAAGGTAATGATGTAAGGATCGCGATAGAGAGTTATAATGTACAAGAGAGCTGAGAAGCAATTGAGACAATATAAGGATTGCGTTGAATAACTTGGACTGGTTCGACTTGCGCATATGGCTGCGATTCGATTTCGGAACGGATCAGATGCTGGAATAACGGTTTCAATATCGCGATGAAGAAGAACAAAGATCGTTTGAAGATCTGCTCGCGAATGATGTAATAACATACTAGGTCCCACTCCTGCAAATCCATAATCTTCGAAATGTTGAACAATGATATTTGCACGATGGCTCAATCGTTCTTCGGGAACTGTAGATTCTTCAGGAACATCTTCACGATGTCTTCTCTTGTATCCCCATATCGTTCGCAATCTCTTACGTGTGTCTGCATCTAATGGGACCTTTGTATATGGGTTATACGGTTGTACGTTTCGCATACACCATGTCCACAACGAACTAAACTCAAACCACCAAGTCTTACCGTTCTCTTGAAAAGAAAAGAAGTCCATTGGATGTACTCGTTTCACATCTGAGCATGTAATGATGTCTTCGTCGTTTGCAAGGTCTTTGCGAGATAAGACTCTATCGCCAGCATAGGATAATCGTCTGCGAATCAACCATCCTCGTACGAGAGATTGAATCTTGGTTATGGGAGATGTGTGTGGTTGGTTTGCGTCGACCCAAAGTATCGGTGTTTTCATCTTCGCATGTCTACCGCAAAGAGTATGTCCTCGTAACGCATTGGTACGACAGGGTTCAACGGATCCTTTTCTCTTCACTGCGGAGCAGCGGTTCATTATGTTGTAAGGAAGAGTTCTTGAAAACTAGAAACATGCTGTCAAAACGGATTTGCGTTCTTCTACACTGAGAATAGCATACTCTAACAGAATGGCAACTATCGCAATCATCTCTTCTTCCAACCTTGACATCAACAAGATCTCTTTCGGCGATATCCGTCTCAATAAGGCGGGTGGCAAGTCAGTTCCTATCAAGTTCAATGGTCAGCCTCTTCAGATCCGCCTCGAGAAATCAACATATCCTATGGGCGTCAATATCAAAGATAATGAGAATGGAACTTCCTACACAATGAGTCTCACCCTCAAGGGATGTGATCCTTATGCAAAGGACCGTGCAGGCCCCGAGGTGGGTAGTATCGGAAATGTCTACAACTTCCTCCAGGACCTCCAGCTGAAGGTTCTGGACTCTGCTGAGGTGAATAGCGTCAAGTGGTTTGGCAAGACTCGTTCTCGGTCGGTTTTGGAAGATACAATGAAGCAGTTCATCTCACCGAGTGTTGAGAAGGTGAATGGTGAGTGGGTGGCTTCGGGTAAGTATCCTCCCAGTCTCAAGATGAAGGTTCCAGTGTACGATGGTCGTGTTGCAATGGATGTGACTGACAGCACTGGAAGACCTGTAGAAGTGACAACTGAGAATCTCCAACACGTGTTTCCTAAGCGCGTAGATGCAAGTGTGGTTGTCTCTCCTGGAATCTATGTGTCTGGTCAGGGATTCGGTGTTACATGGCGTGTCAGCTATGCGAAGGTCTCTCCTCCTCAGCGTACAACTGCAGCAGACATCTTCCGTGATGAGATTGAGCAGGAGGTCAAGACTGCGACTGCAGTTCCTATTCAACAAGACTATTCGGAGGATGTTGAGGTTGATCAGGAAGAGATTTCGGTTCCAATGATGGAAGAGACTCCATCTGCTCCTGCACCAGCTCCTGCTGCATCGGCTGGCGCGAAGAACCGCCGTCGTGCTGCGGTTGTAGCATAGACCACACTACCGAATCATCAGGTGGCACATGAACAACAAAATCAAAATCGATAAAATAGGTCTTTGATCTATCAGGAAACTCCAAATAGGAAGGAAACATAGAACATCCTTCTTTTTTCTTGAGAGATCTACGTCCACATACACTGCAGGTGTAAACAACAGGACGTACGACCAACATGCTTGGCGTTACGATTCGCATAGGTCCTTCGAGACAGTGTTCAAGAAACGTATCAGGCGTTGTCCATCCCTCATTGAGAAACCTGTCAAACACATGTTGAGGAAGTTTTGACCACAGGTCATCCTTTACAGTCCAATCTTCCTGTAAAAGAGTGCCAAACTCAGAGTCGCGAAACCATGAGATGCGCATATCGGCATGATCATCTAGACTGTGTTCAACACAACCTGCACGCTCGAGATTGTCATCGTACAACCAAAATACGTTTGCATGATCGTATCGTGGGTCTCGTGTTCCACGGTATACTTCACGCCCATCCATATCCCATGTGTCTGCTACGGCATCCATGTCATTCTCGGTGATGTCGGATGAAATATCATTGTATACAAAGCCTGGTTTGAGACGTGAAAACATTGTTACATTCATAGTTTACGCAAATGAAACCGAAACGCATACATCATGTCGACAAACACTCTTCGTTGCGGAACGTGAGAGTTCATGTCTCTTTTTGCGTCCTTCTTCAGGCTGAATCGTAGTCGAACATTCATCCATGTCTTTCTGAATCTCGTCAAAGTGGGTGTCTAGATATTCCAACACCTCATCTTGGATTGCCCACTCGAAGAAACTCAACTGACCTACAGTCGTATTCATCTCCAGAAACTGAATGCGCTTCCATCGACAAAAAGGATCAAACATCTTTTTACTATACGCCTTGAGATGTGCCTTGTAGGCAAGATACACTATTACATGTCTCCCATTCTTAGTCACGTATGAAATATTGTGTTTCTTCGCATAGTTTGTTACCAACCAATCAATGAGACGTAGACTGATTTTGGATTCTCCAGAGATGATTGCTCGTGCGCGTGCGAGATGTTCGGTATTACTGTAAAATCCTGAGAGTCTGTGAAGAACCAGTTGGTCTTTGCTTTGAATGTCCATATGTAAAGTGCGTTTGTTCATTGAAAATGGGTTAGATGATGTTTTAGTAAATATATAATGGACGATCGCTTGAAGGAACTGAAGCAAACCTATAAGGAAATGGCAAGCACTAAGGCCAGTGATAGATTCATGGCAGAGATTGCAAAAGAAGTTGAAGAACGTCTAAAGATCCGAGAGGAGGACTTGATGACACCGCACACATGTAATGCTGCCTATATCTACCATCCCGCAGGAGCTGCATTGGATGAGATTGAGCCGTTCACAAGTGAGCTTACCGAAGTTGTGGATAAAATGAAAGAAGAACTTTTGAATGAAATGCGTCTTCTGGAAGGCACAGATGTTCCTGAATATAATGAAAACGAACTTTCCCAACCTAAACCCACAGAGGAACAATGGAAGAGCGACTCACAGAATGGTTGCTTGATAACAGACCCTACACTAAACTCAATAATCGAATCAAACAGTTTGTCCTCTTTTGTAGAAGTATTGAACCCAGAGCAAGACATGGTATACTTAAGCGAGAAGTACGAAGTAGAGTCGACCAACTCATGCTCGGGGAAGTTGGACGACTCTGGAATCGAGATAGATGCTACGAACGAGTTCTCAGAATGTACGGTGCCAATGATCAGCGAACAGATGCTTGGCATGCCAAACGAGGAGAAATGATTACTGCGTCAGAAGTTTACGGAGTATTTGGATCACCTTCTGCCAGACGGGATGTTATGATGCGCAAGTTAGAGCCTAGACCGCAAGGAGAAGGTCCACCCATTACCGCTCTATTGTGGGGAACACGATTCGAACCTATCGCCAAACAGATATACGAACAGAAGACGAACTGTACCATTACAGATGTGTCTTGTGTCCAGCATCCGATCCACAAGTTTCTTGGAGCATCGCCCGATGGATTGATTTCATGTGAAGATCCGAAGCGCTATGGACGATTGGTAGAGTTCAAGTGTCCTATCAGTCGTAAACCTACCGATGATATTCCAGCTGGTTACATTCATCAAATGCAAATGCAAATGGAATGTACTGGGATTGATGAATGCGAATATGTAGAGTTTCGCTTCAAACAGCTTAGCTACAATGAGTGGTTTCGCAGTGAAGACAAGAAAGGCTTCTTCGTTGTCTACGATGACGGGAGGGTTGTCTATGATAAGGAAGTAGATACTGATGACTGTCAAAAGGTGTATTGGATTCTGAGTTCCATAAAAGAAGACTTTGTACCCAAGGATCCGTTGTGGTTGTCAAACCATCTGGAAGGGTTGACGCAGTTCTGGAATGAGGTATTAGAGCATCGGAAGAACGGTACAAAACCAGAAGAAAAGAAGACTACATTAGCGTCCATAGATATTTAGATAGTCGACTGTAACTAATGTATAATGAACGCATTATACATCAATCTAGATCGGCGAACGGATAGACGAGAACAGTTCGAGGAGGAATGTCGCAAGATGAATCTATCGGTAGAACGCTTTCCCGCCGTTGAACGAAATCCTGGAGGACTTGGATGTTCATATTCTCACTACAATCTAATCAAACTCGCAAAAGAGCGTGGATATCCAAGTGTAGTTATTTTTGAAGATGACTTTCAATTTTTGGTTTCTCGTGAGGAGTTTGATTCAGTGATGGCATCATTACCCGACGACTTTGATGTGGTTATGCTTTCATATAATCTAGTGAACTCAGAGCCCTACAATACTGGGTTTGGTCGCGTATTAGAAGTTCAAACTACATCTGGATACGTTGTGTCGTCCAAGTTTTACGATAGCCTGCTTTCAATTTGGGAACGTTCTTTAGCAGAGTATGAAAAGCAGACGTTCTGTCACTGGTTGTATATTCTAGACCAATCGTGGAAACCACTTCAACCTGTCTCGAGATGGTACTATAGCCTACTTCGTGTAGGGAAACAGCGTGCGGGATGGAGTGATATCAGCAACGATTACATAGATTACATTGAGAAATAGTTTACGAGAGTACACGTCTAATATTCTAAATGAGCGTGACGTTTGTCACTGCGTTCCGCCCTGTTCGTTCAGGATTAGATTCGTATATTGAAAAGTTTGATAAATATGCTTCGTTGAATATTCCGATAGTTCTCTTTTTGGACAAGGACTGTGTTCTACCCAAAGAATATCCTAACGTAAAGGTTATTCAATCCACGTTGGATATAGATTGGATTCCAAACGATGTAGAACTACCGAAACAACGAAACGATACCAAGGATTCTAGAGAGTACCTAATTCTTATGCTTCACAAAATGAAGTATATGAATGACGCACTTGCACATTGTGAAACACCTTATCTTGCGTGGATTGATTTTGGAATTTCACATATTATTCGAAATCCTGAAATAACATTTAAGAAACTCATTGAATTACAGTCTTTCTCTGATCCTCTCACGACTATTCTAAGTCCTGGATGTTGGGGGCGAAATGATAAGTTTGTAAAAGATACTGTCTATTGGAGATTTTGTGGCGGTTTCTTTCTCGGACCGCGTCATATGTTTCCCATAGCATACGAGCGTCAGACATTGTTAGTCAAACAACACCTACCCGCACTAACATGGGAGGTGAATTACTGGGCAGTCATGGAGGATATGTTCACATGGTATTCAGCCGATCATGACGATTCTATGATTATGAACATCCCACATACTTACGATTGGACAGTTGTGACTGGCTACTTTGATTTGACTCGTATGCCCGACGCATCGTCTGAGATTCGCGCACGCCCGCTTGAGCATTACCTACAATATTCTACATCCACACTTACACTCGATCAGAATATGGTTATTTTTTGTGAACCGCATACATACGAATATATCCGTGCAAAGCGCCCACAAGAGTTACAAGCTAGGACAAAGTACGTCGTTGTAAACTTTGAGGACTTTCCGATGTGCAAGTATCGCGAGCTTTTGAACCAGAATAGACAAAAGATTCCCGATTTCGATGAAAGAAATACCGTATCATATTATCTTCTATGTATGGCCAGATACGCCATGTTGAAACAAACCATCGCAGAGAATCCTTTTGGCTCTACTCATTTCCTCTGGCTGAACATTTGCATTGAACGTATGGGAATGCGGAATGTTCGTGAGCTTCCGAGGGTATTCCAAATTCACCGTGATAAGTTTTCTTCATGTTACATTGATTATCAACGCCCCGAGAACTATTTGGAGAACGTGATGCGATGGGGTAGGTGTGGATTATGTTCAGGATTCTTCACAGGAAACGCACAGTACATGAAGGAGTTCTGTGATAGAATAGAGGACAAATTTATTGAATGTGCGAAACTTGGATACGGACATGCAGACGAACAATTGTTCTCATTGGTGTACTTCGATAAGCCCGACATATTTGAGGTGTACTATGGAGATTACACTGAGATGATTACAAACTATGAATGGATAAAGGAACGGTGTTCCGAGCCACTTCGTCTTCTTATTCAACACAGTTACGATGCAGGGGATTTCAGAACCTGTTTACCAGCGTGTGAAAAGCTTTTAGAATCATGTAAGAGAGGATATGCAGTATTATCGGAGGATCAGATGGGACATTTACTTTCCATACTGAAACAGATTACGAAACGATGATATTCAGATAGACTTAGATGGGAATAACCATAGAATACCAAATGTTCTGTCTAAAAGAATATTCACTTGAAACAGACGATCCAGTCTTTTTTAAGGTGAAGAAAGAATGTATGTTTTTCCCGTCTGACAAGGTCATAGCCCGTGATTGGGCACGTGCAGGCAATTATGAAGATGGAATTATCCAATGGGCAAAAACATTGATAGATCCCTCGAAGATCTTTCTTGACATTGGCGCACATGTAGGCACGTATTCACTAGGAATGGCTTCGGC